TTGTTATACTTGGTAGTAGCACCTTTGTTCCTTTTATGCAATTGACGACCACTAATCGTCGTGAGGTAATTGAGGACTTGTTGGATATTCGTATCTTCTCTGCGATGAATAATCTTATCAAAGATAGTATTCGCACTAGAAAGGAACAAATCAAATCTTTAGATATTAAGAAAGATAACTTTAAAGATAAGATGGAAATGCAGCAAGAGTTTATTAATGAACTCGAAAGTCGTGGCAATGCAAATATAAAATCTAATACTGATAAAATCACTAAGTTAGATAGTGAAGTCGAAGTTTATATGAGAGATAATGCTGTCATAGAAGAAGACATTCATAAATTCACAAAGGAGCAAGAAGATGTCACTGGTGCTCGTGAGAAGTTATCAAAACTAAACAATCTTAAAGGTAAAATCTCTCAAAAGGTTGCGACCATTACCAAAGAGCATAAGTTCTTCACAGAAAATACGGTTTGTCCTACATGTACACAAGACATAGAAGAAGAGTTTCGTGTAAATAGAATTGGAGATGTTCAAAATAAAGCAAAAGAACTTAAGGAAGGTTATGAAGAACTTGAGAACACTATTAAGTTTGAGCAAGAGAGAGAACATCAATTCAATTCCCTATCTAAGGAGATTACAAAGTTAACGCATGGCATTTCTCAAAACAATACTCGGATTTCCCTCAACCAGAGACAAATCAGAGATCTTGAACATGAAATTCAAACTATTACCAGTAACCTACAAAACAGAAATACTGAGAATGAGAAATTAGAGCAGTTTAAAGACAATCTCCAAAAGACAATTGAATATCTTTCAGACAAAAAACAAGAAATCGTTCATTACGATTTTGCCTATTCCTTACTCAAGGATGATGGCGTAAAAACAAAAATCATCAAGAAGTATCTTCCATTCATCAATCAGCAGGTTAATCGTTATCTTCAAATGATGGACTTCTACATCAACTTTAAACTTGATGAGGAGTTCGGTGAAACCATTGAGTCACCTATTCACGAAAACTTTTCTTATAGTTCTTTTAGTGAAGGTGAAAAGATGAGAATTGATCTAGCATTACTTTTTACATGGAGGGAAGTTGCTAGACTCAAAAATTCTGTAAACACCAACTTGCTGATTATGGATGAAGTATTTGATTCTTCACTCGATGGATTTGGAACCGAAGAATTTCTTAAGATTATTCGGTATGTAATTAAGGATGCTAATATCTTTGTAATCTCTCATAAGTCAGACTTGCATGACAAATTTGAAAGTGTCCTCAAGTTTGATAAAATCAAAGGATTCTCGTGTATGGTATCATGACTAAAATTAATTGGAGAGAAGAGTACAAAAAGTACACCAACGACCCAAGAGATCTTAAAAGATTGGATGAGGGTGCTAGAAGTCTGGCACAGTCATGGCACTTACAATCCATGTATAATAAGTGGAAACGTATTAAGGGAATTTCCGATGAACACCCCTAATTGGCAACATAACTCAGGTAAAAAGCAGAAACGAACTCTCAAACCACAAGCAATGAGGGCACGTAAAGAAGCACTCAGACAATTCAAGAATCGTCACACGAACCCGCACAAGAGGCGGGTTTCGTCGTATTATGAGTCCATACGAACGGAACATTATGGCAGTTTCACACGAGATCAAATCACAACTTGCTAAACTCCTGGCAACTGAAGATCTTGTTGTAGAGCACAAGAAAGTTGAAACTGCCTGCTTTAACGTTCATACTCGTGTGTTGACTCTTCCCATGTGGGAGAAAGCAGGTAATGAAGTTTATGATATGTTGGTCGCACATGAGGTGGGTCATGCACTGTATACACCCGACCGCAACTGGTTGAAAGAAACGAGAATTCCTCCACAGTTCGTAAACATTGTGGAGGATGTTCGTATTGAGAAGTTGATGAAACGTCGTTATCCTGGTCTTCCCAAGACCTTCTATGCTGGATACCAGGTTCTTGCCGAGGAAGATTTCTTTGGTGTTGAGTGTGATGATGTTACCAAGATGAACCTTGCAGATCGTGTGAATCTGTATTTCAAGATTGGTAACTTTATTGATGTTCCTTTTGGTGAAGACCTTGAGATGCCCATCCTTCGTATGATTGAGGGTTGTGAAGATTTTGATGATGTTCTTTTGGCAGCAAAGGCACTGTATACTTATTGCCAAAATCAACTGAATACTGACACAAAGACTGAAATGGATTCTCTGGAATCTCAGTCTGGCAGTCCAGATCCTTCACAAAATCAGCAAGGACTTGAGCAAGGAGATATTGATACCACCGACGATGGTGAATCTTTTACGGCAGAGTCTGGAGAAACCACTGAAATTGAAGAAGGGGGACCATGTGGTGGCACTAGCAACGATGTAGAAATCAAAACTGCAGAAGCACTGGAACAGGCAATCAAAGATCTTGCTTCTACGGACGGATATGAGAATGTCTATGTAGAATTGCCGAATCTTAATCTTAAGAAAATTATTGTTCCTAACTCCACAATTCACCAAGAGTGTCGTGAAATCTGGGATGACTATCAATACCAAGAAGCATTTGATGATGTTGATGCTGAGTTTGCAAAGTTTAAAAAATCAGCACAAAAGGAGGTGAACTACCTTGTCAAAGAATTCGAATGCCGTAAGTCTGCAGACTCTTATGCTCGTGCTACTACTAGTCGGACTGGAGTTCTCGATACATCTAAGTTACATACTTATCGACACAATGAAGATCTGTTCAAGAAAGTAACAACTCTTGCTGATGGTAAGAATCATGGACTAGTTTTTGTTCTTGACTGGTCAGGATCTATGCAGGATGTTTTGATCGATACTATCAAACAAATGTGCAATCTTGTTTGGTTTTGTAAGAAGGTTGGTATTCCTTTCGATGTTTATGCATTCACTAATGAATATCCTTTGTATACCTATAAAGAAGATGGTTCTAGGAATATAAAGGACCTTTCATATGAAAAGAGGGATGGTGTGTTTTACATCAATGAGTGGTTCTCTATGATGAATTTCCTGACCCATAAAGTCAGCACCAAAGAACTGGAAACCCAGATGAAGCATTTGTTCCGTCTGGCATATTATTTTGATCGTACTACTCGTTCTCATTACAATATTCCTCCCACTATGGGTCTTTCTGGCACACCCTTGAATGAGACTATGATTTCTCTGCATCAAATTCTTCCCAAGTTTAAGAAGGAAAATAAAGTTCAGAAAGTTCAGTGTGTTGTTCTGACTGATGGTGAGGGATATCCCCCCAAGTTTCATCGTGAGATCCAACGTCACTGGGAGCACGAACCTTTCATTGGCACGGGTTCTATTGGAAATAACTGTTTCCTTCGTAATCGCAAAACAGGTCACACTTATTCTATGGATGTTCATTGGAATAAGATGACTGATGTATTTTTGGAAGATCTGAAAACAACTTTCAAAGATGTAAACTTCATTGGCATTCGTGTTCTTGCCTCTCGTGATGTAGGGGCATTTATCAAAACTTACTGTGGATATCATGGAAAACTTCATGATAAAGTTATGAGGGATTGGAAGAAGCAAAAATCATTCTCTATCAAAACTTCTGGTTATCATTCTTACTTTGGACTCTCTGGCAATGTTCTTTCCAGTGACTCTGAGTTTGATGTTGATGATGGTGCCACTAAAACTCAAATCAAATCTGCCTTTGTTAAAAGTCTTCGCACCAAGAAAATGAACAAGAAAATTCTGAATGAGTTTATTGAACTTGTTGCCTAATAAATATTTTTATCTAATACTAATTAGTTCTAAAAAATGTCACTATTTGCAAAAATGATGGCAGGTGAATCTGCACCTGAACCATCTCTAGAAGAAACGAAAGTATCTCCAGTCTTTGAAGAAACTTCTGATGATTTGGAAGAAGTTGCTCTCGAAACAGATATCTCCATTAATGATATGAGTAAAGAAGAACTCGAAGCTTATGGTAGAACTGTTGGCATTGAACTTGATAGAAGACACTCTAGAAAGAAGTTAATTAAAGAACTAGAAAACTATCTTGCCGATTCTTGAACTGTCCACTAGGCACCAACTTAGTAAATTTTTTGTTGTATAATAACTTCAGTTGAAACAAACAAAACAAGATCATGTCTCTTTCTGCTGATTATATCCGCACTTCATTACAGGAACTTTATGGAGAGTCTGTAACTGGTGCTGATATTCGTGCTTGGTGTGCAATGAATGGATCTAATTATCAGACTGTATCTAATAAGTTGTCTAATTATAAAGTTGGTCGTGGTAAGTGGAACTTGACTATTCAAGAAGAACTTGAGAAAACTTATCAGGCACTTCCTGCAATGCCTACCGTTGAGCAAAATCTCATTCCTGATAAAGATGATACTTTCGTCAAGTTTGGTAATTTCAGTGATCTTAAAAAAATTATTCAGTCCCGTCTATTTTATCCAGCGTTCATTACTGGT